CAAAAAGTAGTCAGGGGCTGAAAATGAGGGGAATCTAGCTCCCTCGCCTGTCGTGAGCGTAATACTTGTAGCACTATTTGTAATACTGGATGCTAAGGTTGAATACGCGTTATTAGCAAATTTAATCGCCATAGTCTACTCCTAGTTCACAGTGATTGTCCAAGTAATACCTAGTGTATCAGCTGCTGCCTTGTTAATTACAGAAAATGTTGTACGACATAACATTGTACCACTTGAAGAAGCATTGAAAATACCTGCTTCTGTTACTGCACCTGTGCCTGTACCCGCAGGAAAAGTAACTACATATGCCACGGCGTTAGCTGTAACAGTTGTAGAAGTTAATCCAGTTCTGCTACTTGAAATTACAGACTCAAGTGCTGTGTTACCAGCTGCTGCACCTGTTGTACCTGTACCTAATTCCACATGAGACATTGTTGTTGTTGTCGTATTCATACGTGAAGTAATAAAGTTCTTACCCGTGGTAACAACAGTATTCGGAACAATCACTTCCTGAGTGACATCGCCCCCTTCATTCGTTAGGGTGAGCTTTAATTCACCCGTTAATCTAATGCTATCTTTTAACATTATTTTCCTCCTAGTTAATAAGGGCTATGTTAGCCATATAGTTTCCGATTGTCAACGTCGGATAGTGAAAGTCTACCACAAAACCTGCACCGCTTGAGTCGGGATATGTAATTAGACCATCGTTCATAATAGGTTCGTTAACCAAACCTGGTGCACCAATGGTGCCTGTATGTGCTTCATACCTTGTACTATCAGCACATTCGTCACTGTAAAGTCTATATGCATTTACTAAGCTATGCACGTTACCTAATAAGTCATCATAACATGGTACGTCTATACTTCTTGGGGTATGTATAAATCCTGATTCCCCATCAGACATAAATACTTGACTAAGGGGTCTTGTTTGGGCGCCTAAAGTATGTGTGGTTACAATACTATCCCCAGCAGTTACTGCATCATCAGGCTCGTTCTTATTATAATGAAATGTATTAAGTAAAGACGCCATTGTAATAGCATTAGAAAGACTTTGACCTGGAACTACATCGACAACATCACCTATAGTTACTGCAGTAGATGTTATTAGTTTATTTGGTTGATTAGCAACACTACTTGCTGCAGTGACGCTAGAGTCCGGTGCGTTGGCAATGGATTTCACGTCAGAATCTGTTGCTGTGAGTGGGTCGGGTACACTCTTCCTAGGACCTATCACGACAACATCAGTTGCTGCAACAGGGTCAGGGTCTACATCATCATCGCTCATGTCAAAGTCAACCGAAGAGGCGAATATCTTAGTAGGCACTGAACTTATTGTTACATCAGACCCTAATATTTTTACAGACTCCAAAGATGAAGAAGATGCTAGCGTTAATGCACTAGAAAGACTTCGACCTGGAACTACATCGACAACATCACCTATAGTTACTGCAGCAGATGTTATTGGTTTATTTGGTTGATTAACAACACTACTTGCTGCTGTAACTATACTAGAAAGACTTCGACCTGGAACTAAATCAACAACATCACCTATAGTTACTTCATCAGTTTCACCCTTTCCAGGAACTAAATCAACAACATCGGTTGCTGTAACAGGGTCAGGGTCAACATCAACGTCACTCATATCGAAGTCAACTGATGAGTTAAATATTTTGCTAGGTGCTGAGTCTACTACTACACTAGATACTAAACTCGGTAACGTGAAATCCATTGCCAACGCATCTGATGTGGGCAGTAATTCCGTTAAAGGCTTAGTAACAACAACAGGACTAAGTACATCAATTGCTGTGACTTCTTGTGTTTGTAATGGTATTAAAGGAGGTAAGTATACTAATACACTTATTGATGATTCAGCTGCTACTACTGCTGTTATAGAAGATTCACTTTTAGCATATGATATGCTTGGTACTGAAGCCGAAGCCGATGGAATTAAATCTAATGACTGTGTAAACTTTACGTTCACTAGAAATTTTCTCTAACTCTAAATCGCAATGTATCATACACTGTCTGTATGCTACTATTGTAATTTACGATTATTTCTCCCTCATAAGCTCCCGCATCAACATCTAATATACCACCTGAAAAATCAAACTGAACCTTACCCGTCGTACCACTACTTACTTTTGTAGTCGAAATAGTTGATAATAATGTTGTACTACCCCTGGCTCTAAACTTAACTGTAACTGTAGTTGTACTTGCTGATAAGTCTAGTACAGCATCTGTAACGTCATCAGTTAATGTTAGAATTATTACCGGCTTCGCATCGCCTTTTACTAATTTAATTACATCAGCCATAATATCCCTATGCTAGTGGGCGCATCTCAATTGTCATAGATGCTCTTGCTGCACCTAGATTTGTTCTTGCTCTACGCTCTGAAATTTTAAATGAAAATTGTTTTGCATGGTATGTTGCTAACTTTGTATCACTCCACTCTTTACCTGGGAGTACAAGAAGATGTTGTAGAGCACCATGCATAATTACATTCTCTAATTCATCTAATACTGACCTATCCATTTTAGTCGCTGTGCGTAGAGGCTTTAGAGCAACAATCATCTTAAGGTCATAACTTGCTGCATCATCTGGAACGGGTGCAACAACAAAGTTATCGGCGTCAAACTGAGTAATATATCTAGGCTCTGAACGCTCATCTATCGTAGCTTCAGGCCATTTTGGTTGTATATCATGCAAATGCTCAAGAGTGATAGGCTTAAGTCTACGACCATTTACTGTTACTGTTATAAACGCATGTACTTCTGCATCAGTGGGTGCACTGTACGCATAATCATAAGCACCAGGGACTAATCGCAATGCAGGCTGCTCATAACGCCATGATAAAGTTCTTTCACATGCCTCAATTGCTGCATCACGAACATATTGTTCAATAATTGGTGTTGGGCATCCTGGGACATTTGGAGCTAAACGGGATACAACTGTACTAAAATCTCGTGCGGCCACTACCTACCTCCTTCTGATTGCCGGATATTTGTACCTGAATCTTCTGTGTCAGTTATTATTCGACCTCTAAGACTTACACCTAATGCTTGTGTAAAGGACTCATGAAACAACTTAGCCCTACCAGAATTAACATGCTCATTATCAACAGATTCTGCTAAGAATACTGTAGCATCTATTAAGCAAGGAAGATATGCTTCTGATAATAAAGTGATTGTTGTTACGAGGTCATAAGTAGCAGGAACCTGCGCATATTCTACAACTAGCTGCTGTCCTGCTGGAGCTTTAGGGTATATAAAAAATTTATTGGGGTTACGAACATGCCGCATCCAGTTTGTGGCTGCCGCTGATGCGTCGTTCATCCATGCTGGAAGAGACTGGTCTAACGTTTCGCGGTCTACTTCGATAACACCGTCACCACCTACTACTGAGTAAACTTCAATAATTCGAATTGAATCCGATGGAGCATCTTGTAGTACTGCATCAGTTGCGCAAGTTACTGTACCTACATAAGCAAATAAATCAGGTCGTAGTACTGCAATCCGCTTTAGTGACTGATTAGCAAATCCTAAAAGTACTGTGTCAGAATAACGCTGCGGCGAATCAATGTCTTGCAGAATACGTCTAGTTTCAGTAATTACATCATTCAATATCATTTAGGCAACCCTTTTGATGCTTCTGCAGCTAATTCTACAGGAGTTAAATCGGGCTGTTCAGGTATTTTTTTGGTTGCTAAATTCATATTAGCCTTCCGCGTTTCCTGTTTTTTTGGGAAGTATTTTTCGGGGAATGCTACCTCTTCAGAAACCTCTTCACATAATTCATTTTCGGCAAGATACTTATTCCAACCATAAATTGTGCCATCTGTTATATGGCGTAACCACCTAGCGGTACTCATAATATCCTCCTTTAAAGAAAAGGCGGGGGACCTAAGCCCCCTGCCTTAGTCTAACTTAAGAACAATCTGCAACAACTGCCCACAAACGCATTACTGCTACATCAGCTGCATTGACAGTTTTAATGTCAATTGTATCAGCTGCTGCGTAGTATTTACCGTTTGAGTAACCTGTAACAGTGTTTGGTGCTGCTTCTGCTAGTACCAAAGATGTTGAGAAAGAGCCGACAGCATTGCCAGCTACTCCATCTAAGTACCCATCAGGGTCAGTACCATCGCCAACATCTATAGTTAGCGTGCCACCTTCTGCTGTAGTTACATCAAGCCCCACTGCTAAAACCATGGTCTTAGCTGGAATGTGTAACGCCGTTAGAACGTCGCCGCTCGCTAAAGCTGTTAAGCTCGCTGCTGCACGGTCAGTAGTAATTGTTGCGAAGTTTAAAGTTACTTCTAGAACTCCGACTTTACTTACACCTGAAGCAACGTGAGCTGCTACGCCTAAGTTATAGCCTGTTCCATCTGTATATGTAGCCATTTCAACCTCCTATTATACTGTGACCACGGACTGACACAACGCTTCGCCTTTAGTAACCTTATAACCATATACTTGTAGACCACGGATAATATTACCAAATGTTGTTTCAGAACGTAAAGTTTCAAGATTAGTCATCTGCGATGCAAATGTAAATCCCATCTTATGCCCAGCGATAAGGTCAAACTCACTACCTGTCTTCTTAAGATTATGACTGACATATACTGTAAATCTATCAATCATACCTAAGCGACCGTTACGTAGTGGAGATGAACCATCACCTGTTATAGATGCATCCTTAAGGTCAGAAGACTTGATGTGGGCTCCCATCTTCGCTGGAATAACCAAGAAACGGTCACTCTCAGGAGAATTAGCTTCATCAAGAATTAGACCCATGTTGATAATATGCTCGATAACATTAGTTTTAGTTAGGGCAACTGGAGTACCAGCTACACCTAAATTAATGTTACCTGAGATACGACCAGCAGTTGCGCCTTTATTGGCAGCAGCGATACCCGGAAGGATATCTGCCAATACACGAGAGTCAATCTTGAGCTTCATACGCTCGGAAGCGTCTTTAGACCATTGGTCCATCATTTTTATATCTGATTGGACTCTATCAACGTCGTCTTCAACTGCCGCAAAATACTCACCTTTATCAATGAGTAGTTGCAACTTAGGTTTATCTGGGTTCTCAACCGTTAAGGTTTGACCCTTCACATAATCGCGGACTGTCAACTCGGGCATGGTACGGATATTAACCGTATCACCGAAGTTTTTAATCTCGCCCTCATAGTCAGTATTAGAAATTGCTGCCAACACCGTAGCGTCGTAGAAATTTTCAATAAGTTTGCCTGACCAAATCTCTGGGATAAAATTCCCAGTATATGCCGGTTTACCGGATGATACTGCAAATGCCATATGTTTCTCCTATATTATATTATGCAGTGACAATGCGACCATCTCGCTGTGCAGCGAAAATGTCGCGTTCAATTCTAGCACGTTCTTTTCCCTGACCTTTATAATTTCCTCGCTTAACATCATTATAAAACTGTGAAATATCTGCAGGAGTATACGTCTGGTCGCTAGTTGATGTAGGAATACCAGTGGATTTACTCTTACCTGGTGAAACCTGCTTCTCTAGCTGGGATTGAGAATTTGCCTTAACTTGTTGAGCTTGTGGCTTACCATTATTTTCTCCCCAAGTTGAAAAAAAGTTAGACACCCTCTGTACGTCAAAGTTGCTTTGTGCATCTTCTAAGTATGTTTGGCGGCTAATCCCTGTCAATGGGTCGATACTCAGTAACCAGTTTTGGAAATCCGGGTCAACATTAATATCTCTCCAATTTGGGACATTAGACTCTAATTGAGACCAAAATGAGTGTTCAGTACTCTGATTTTGCTGCTGTGCTAACTGCTCTACGCGAGGTATCACACCATTAAAATTAGATTGTAGTTGCTGAATAACTCCTTCTAACTGGGTTATGCGACTATTAGATACATTAGATTCTTCCTTAGATACGCGACGCATAACGTCAATCGAATCACCATAGTCTTCTATATCTTGTTCTGTTATTAGAACTTGAGGTTCCTCTAACTTCACTGGGATAGGTTCAGGTTTATTCGCCGCTGTGCTAAGTAACTGTTCTAATTGGCTAACTCTATTTGCTAATTCACGTTTACCTGCATGCAAACGAGGAATTTCTGCATTATACATTCCCTGTAGGGTCTTATATTTTTGGTCTAATGATTTATCATCTTGAGTGTCTGCTACCATTTGCTCTTCTGGTGCGGACTGAGCTGCTTGTTCATCAACACGGTCGGCAGGTACTTCCGCAACTACAGCTTCTCCTTCAGCAGGTTGGGTTTCAAGACCCGCCTCTGATTCAGTTCCCTTAACATCCTCGTTAAGGTCTGCATATAATTGTTGTACTGCCTCTGACTGTTTCCTAACTTGCTCTGGTATTGCCATGTTATCGCTCCTATATTGGTATGCGTAATAAAATACAGCTATCCTTTAGACTCTGCTGCTAAATCTGGGGACTTCTCAGCAAAATCTGAGAGTTCTTTTAAAATCTGACACCGTCCCTGAGCTAATGCCACATTCATAGTTACGTTTGGTAGCTGCCCTAGTTCATGCGACTGCCATCCTTTAATCCATTCTAATAGAACTGGATACTGGCGAACAGTTGCTCCTAGTGCATGAACAACCTCTGGTGCAGGTTTTATCATCCTGCGCCTCCCGTCACGCGATTGCTTACTGTGTTTCCTTCATATCCACCTTTGGGTGTGCCGTCTGGTTGTGTTGGAGTCCCACCTTGCGGAGCTTGCTGCGATGCAGCTAAAGCTCGCTTGGCGTTCACACGCTCACTAAAACCGGCTTTTTCCCGAGATGGAATGATATCATCCACAGGCATTTGCAAACCTTTAGCCACTTCGCGAAGAATCGCGGCACGGCCTTCTTTACCAACAATTTCCATGTCGTATTCGTTGGCGGTTGCTTGAAGAAATTCAATTCGGCGTACATTAACAGTCTCTTTAACTGCCAAGTTAATAGCGCCGCGGGCGATAATTTCAACATCGCCTTTAATACTTTCATCTGGGTCATAACACATATTATAAACAAACTGTCTATGGACAATCTTTTTAATTACATCACTGTCAATATGCATAACTACTTGTCTAATTCCTTTACCGGCTGAACCCATAAGCATAGATAGCCCTGACGCTGTGCGTCCTGCCCCATGTACATTAAGGTCACCTGAAATATAAGATGGAATACCAGAGTGGTCATCAGCTAATGCACTGAACTTCTCATATACTTGCATCAATGTAGTTGCATTATCTTCTGGCTGTGTAAACCTTATAGCTGGAGCACTAGCTCCTAATGGGTCATTAGTTACTTGCCAGATTTTCCAAGGGTGCATCTGAGTAATATCTTCATTTGGTGGTATACGCTCTAAGTTAACCTCTACTTGAGGTCCTGATGAGATACCCATATTATTAACTAAAGCTCGTGCAGCCGCGTTACATATATTCTGTACATCTTCAATAACTTCAGGTATGCCTTTACCCCAAAACGCGCCTGGACTTTTAATAAGGGATGTTTTAGCAAACGGCTTTTCTCCTAACGGGTCATAATTTAATACTGCTTTAACTATATAATTACCTATAATCCATACGCACGCTTCATACTCACGAGCCTCATCTGGTATTTCTTCTTCCTCTAACCCCCATTCGCGTAGCATTTTGCCACTTATCTTGCCATGAAACTCTAATGCATCAAAAATTTCTGTAGGCCGTTTATGACTTTGTGTTTTACGTTCAGCCTCTTCCTTTTCAAACTGGATTTCCTCGTTAACCCAGCTTGTTACACTTTCATCCTGCAGAATCTTACGTATAGCTTCTTCGTCATAATTAGGAACCCCAATCAGTTCAGACAACTCCATACGTGTTAATGGATGATGCTCAAATATGTAACCATCATCAATTTTTGTAATTCCTGGTTCAGGATAAATTTTGAACGGGTCAACCCTTTCATACTCAGGAGCTAGCTCCTCACCTGCTTTCGCAATTGTCTCACCATTCTCTCCAGTTATCCATTCTAAACGGCGTTGACGTCGCACTACTGGTCCCTTGATGAACGCACATGGAAATGTTGAAAGGTCAGTGATAAAATCATCAAATGCTTCAGCCCATCCCCCATGAGCAAACTGGTCACTGATTCGTACTTTCATTCTATCAGCACGATTTTGTGCATCCTGTAATATCTTGAAACGATAATCCTGTGTTACCATTTCTTTTATTTCTAACATCTCAGCTTCAGTTGGAGCCTGACCCGCAGTCTCAACAATGCTCAACACACTAGCTGCAAACGCTTGCTCAACTTCTTCAGCCTGCGTTGGAGATAAATCAGGTAACGGGGTTGGACCTAAATCCCAAGGTGGAGTACCAGTGTCAAGTAAGATATCCCGTAACCAGCTTTCAGCCGCGCGACACTTGACTTCAGTAATTCCCATGAAGATTGTCGAGCCACCCTGTGTATGAATAGCAGATAATTTATCAGGTTCATACTCGCTATTGCGCTGCCGCATTGCTTTGAGCATAATACGCTCAATAGGCTTCTTAGCTTGCTTAGCAGCGTCCCAACACTCTTTTAGGTAGGCAGTTATTCCTAAAAATAGAGGTTCATTCTGTCTTTCTTCAAGCGTACGTTCTTCTTCCTTACGTTCCTGTTGAACCATAGTAGCATTGTCTAAAATTCTTAAAGGCATTATTTACCCTTATTTTTATTTAAAGTTCCGTACACATAGGCAGCTTTACGCTTACCTGTTAAACCTTTCTTTTTTGCGCTTCGTTCTAAAGCTTTATGTTTTTTCTCTGGCATGTTACGCGTATATTACACAAATTAGTTTACATATGCAATCAATTTCTCCTTAAAAAGCCCCCCCAAGAGGTGACTCATAGGGGGGACCAGGTGCGCTTACGTGGAAAAGGAGAGTAAATCCACACCCACTTGCATCATATCATGTCCACCCTATTGCTGCAACTTGTTTTATATCCCTTTTCTTATTTAAGTCAATCTCATAAGCAATGTTACCTATATGAAGCATCAGGTATTGCAATGCTTCTGCAACATGAGAATGCTTATTCTTATCAATTGAACCATTCGTCTTATGATAACGGTAGCCCCCCATCATTGCTGACTTAAGCTTAGTACACCTAGGGTCAACTAGAAATGCTGTATCTCCATCTACATGCCGCATCAAGTATTCATCCACGGCATTGATTCTCGCCGATATACTATTAGTTCTTGCAGGTCTAACATTAAATCCTTCAGCTTTAATAATATCTACTGCTGAACGCTCATCAGTTTGCGCACGCTGTATACCAGATGGGTCTACAATTATTGTTATAGGACTGCCTGGAAATCTTTCGTACAGTAATGGCTTCAATACTGTTCTTGTAAATCTCTGTACACCCATATCAAAACTAACAGCTTCGTCAAGTATGATTGCTCTGCCTCTTGGGTCT